TTCCTGTTCCATATTTTCAATAGTAGCAACAAGCTGAACTGATGAGCCAGAATGTTCTATATGGGCTCTTGAAAGGAAACCAAAGATACCCATGCTAGTAATGAACATCAATACTACTACCGCTAGAGTAAAATATGACTTCATCAGTATATTTGTCGTATACCAATTCTGATGCAGCCAAACCGCTGAAACAAGCTTGCCCACCTCAAGCACTGATGCCATTATAATAACGGGTATTGCCGCTCCCGCAAAGATGGCCGCAAGCCCTACTATTGAATAATATGCAGCTACTACCGAAATTGAAATAGCTACTAATAATATGAACCAACCATTCATCTAAAAAATCCTATGTTGTTAGGACTTATTTATTTACAAAAAATGGTGGCTAACCTCGGCCAGCAGCGGGTCTATTACGTGACCAAACATTGTTTAGTTTAGAATGCTAGTGCAACTGCCAAGTTAAGATTAGTTGCTTCAACACCGTCGTCGATATCACGGACAAAGCTCGGTGTAACAGTTACAGCATCAGTTACATTTACTGGAAAGCCAACTTCCATATAGCCACCGACACGTGCAGCGTCATCGAAGAGGTCCCATGTATATCCAACTTCACCGAAAGCCCCTACTGTATCGTTAAATGCATAGCTAAAACCAACTGATGGGTTAAGGAAATAATCGCCATCACGCAGATTAGTTTCGGCGGTTACATATTCGATTGCAATTGTACCATATACGGTTGCTTGCTGGCCTACAGTTGTGGTGCCAAGTGCTTCACCGCGCATTGCGATAGCATCGGCATCTAGATCATAGTCTAGTTCACCACGAACTGCGGCATCAATCCCAACAAAGCGTGTGGCAAGGCCGACCGCACCAACAGAAAAATCAGTCAATTCGTTCTCGTTGGTATTAACTGAAAAATCAACTGCCCCGGCTGTCGCAGTCAAGCCAAAAGTATTTGCATCAAAATCAGCTGCGGTCGCTGTAGTAGTCATAACTGCAAGAAATGCAGAAGTTGCTAGAAAAGTTTTCATTAGTATAGTCTCCATATTTTATTTAAATTAAACCAGACTACTGCCCGAAAGTTAATTGTCGGGCAGATATTAGTGTTCCGGGTGGGTAGTAAAAAGGGTGTAAAATGCTACACCCATGGTATTTTGATAAATATACGTAACAGTATACCCATCAAGAATTTCTTGTGACTGGCGGATATATATTGTTTCACAATGCCGCTGAGTCTGGTATCCAGAAACCTGCTTGCGAGGTTCGGACCCAGCGACACCCCCGATAAGTGCGCCGATTGCAGCAGATCTGTCATCCCCACCAATTGCATCACCTAGCAAACCACCTATGATTACTCCCGTTAGAATATCACTGCGAGTTGATTTCTGATATGTATATTCTGGTGTGTTGACAGTATAGCATTGTGTTTCTGGGACATTAACATAGGTCACGGAATAGTTTGCTTGGATATCTATCAGCCTTACAAATGTAAATTCATCAATTACTTGAGCAGAAGCATATCCACTAAAAGTAAAATTGATGCAATAGTTGCAACTATCGGTGTTTTCATTGCTATTTCTCCTTATATGTAACTATATACTAGGTGCAGCTAATTGTCAACAACAAAATCAACTAAATGATTGTGCAAAGTGATCTGCTGAGAAACTGGCCGCGAATGCATCTGGCTTCAGTTTTGGAATAATGCCCGTAGTTCCCAATACATAGCCAGCTGCTTGAGTAGCAACACAGTTTGAGCCATGCTTTGGGTCGGTATTCAAGTCAAGATGAATTTCAATCGGAAACGAATCTATAAATGGGGCCAACTGCACATAGAGCTCACATACTTTTTGCACCTCGTTCATCAATCGCATGCTTGGTCGGTTACTTTTCAAGTCGTAATCGGATTCGACTGATCTGTGACGAAATACTTTACAACCATTTTTACCATTCATGTGAACAACGCATACGGAGGCAAACTTAGCATATCTTTTACCATCCTTTTTGAAACGTACCGAGTCACAGCCAAGGTAGATTTTAGTATTTTCATTGAGCGTGTAAAGTAAATCTACAATTTCTTCAATTTGATTTTGGGTAAACATGTTATGTTTTCCTTTTATATTATAAATAGTAATGTTAGTCGCGGATGGGGGTCCCACTAACTCTATGTTTATTATTTTACAACGAAAGGAACACAGCTTATGCATATTTATTATACTAAAAACCATATACCTTATTTTTATATAATTCAAGAGATTTCTACAGGCATGTATTATGCCGGTGCTAAGTGGGCTCAGGGATGTCGTCCTGATGAGCTTATGGTTGAGGGCGGTTATTTTACTTCATCACCAACAATAAAGCTTTTAATAGATAAAAACGGTCTTAATTCATTTGTTATAAGAAGAATCTGGCAGTTCGAAACTCCTAAAGAGGCATATGATTACGAAACTAAATTTCTTAAAAGAATAAACGCTAGAAAAAATCCTTTATTTACAACCGTCACAACAATGATGGGTTAATATCGCCGGAAATGATGGAGATTACAATGTTAGAGAAATATGGTGTAACTAATGCAGCATATTCTCCTATTATTAGAAAAAGAATAATAGATACTAACATTGAAAGATATGGAGTTGATAACCCCGCAAAGAACTTTAATATTCAGCAAAAACAGAACTACTAATTTAAAAAGATATGGTTTTGATAACCCTCTTAAAATCCAGAAACTCACAAAAGGGCAAAAATAACAAAACAGGAAAAATATTCAGACCCAAATTATAATAACAGAGCAAATGCTGAGCTTACATGTTACAAAAAATATGGTGTCCTATCATAACTCACAAATAGAAGAAGTCAAGTCTTCCAAGTCTCTAATGATGAAAGAAAAATCAAAGAATAAAAATAATAGAGATAACGTAAAACTTCTAAGGGGCATGGCGAATGAGATGGGCGTAAAATTAGGAAGTGGCTGGAACCGAAGAAGCGATGAGTGGATAGAAGTTAAAATACTTGAGCTGCAAACTTGGCATAACGCTTATCATTTTGCTTAAAGCGAACAGAGTCGCAGCCCAAATAAATCTTGGTGTTTTCATCCAAGCTGTATAGTAAGTCTACCATTTCTTCGATTTGCGATTGTGTAAACATTTTAGTTCCTAACTTTTTCTACTCAAATTCGTATAAAGCAGTTTCTCCTTGAATATCTTTAAAGTATTCTGCAATTACAAGTCGGTCGTAATAAACAGCCCCAGCATCTAAGTTGAGCCTGTTTGGTGCTTTTACGGGCCCATGCTTTCGCGGCGAGTTAGAGAACCTACTCGTGCACCTTCCATAAAATTATTGGTCAGAAAACACTCTAAGCTGCCACTGCATTTTCTCATAAAACTGGATTTGTGTTTCTAATGTAGCAACTAATCCGCGTTCACCTATACTATCAGCTAGATCACATACCGATTTGAGTTCTTCTATCAATAGTAGGTTATCAGATGCAAGACGAACAAACATAAATTTGGGACTCGGCACAGAAACCTCATCAGAAATTAGTGTTAGCTCAGAGAACCGCTTTAATGAACCAGGTGCGAATGCATCCAAGGCCCGAATATGTTCTGCATATAGATCAATGGAAGCATGAACTGCAGTATAGTAATCGGAGAAGAACTCATGATACTGGCCAAAATTTGGTCCGGTTACGTTCCAGTGATAGTTGTGTGCCTTTAGATACAATGAAAATGCTGTACCAAGCACTACCTTCATTCTCTCTACTAATTCTGTTTTGTCCATTGGTTACTCCTCGTGATGGTTTTATTTATATTGATGCAGGGTTATAGCTACTACTAAACCCCTTAAAATTCTTATATGGATAATGCTTCAATGTAATATAGCCCCTCTGGCTTTTTCATGGCCATTTGGAGCTCATAAAACATCTTTGGTGTCATACAGACAACTTCATATTTATCTCTTGAATCGTCCCATTGTTGTATAAACACATACTCATCTGTCATAATAATCCTGACATCTTCATGGTCAGTAGTTTCATCAAGTATAGTTATAACTACCTCGTCAAAGTCAAACTCATTTGTGAACATTACGGGCTCCCATTTAATAGAATTGCTCGCTACTATTTAATAAAAATTTGAGGCAGATGCGGTATCTCCC